ACTTTTGTATATAGCACAAAGTGTCGCACTTGATAAAATTATTGTTTTTATGTGTTTTTTTCATAATATACAGTTATAATACACTAAAAACCTATAACTTACAAGAAAAAAATGGAGAAAAATGGATAAAATGTCAATTTGTTGCAAAAATACAACAATTTTTTAGAACAAAACAAGAACACTATGGATTTTGCGGCCTGATCCTAGGAACCAGGCCGTGCGTCCTGACTTTATCCGTCTCCATCAAAAGTCATAAGTCTATTATATCATTTTTTGACTATTTCGTCAAGCACTTATAAATAGTTATTATTAATTTCAAAGGAAAAAACTATGTACGAGTATAAATGCAAAATTGTAAAAATAGTTGACGGTGATACCGTTGATATTGACCTAGATTTGGGTTTTGGCGTTTGGCTAAGGGATGAAAGAGTCCGAATTATGGGCATTGACACTCCTGAAAGTAGAACATCCGACAAAATCGAAAAAATATTTGGTTTAGCAGCAAAAGACAGATTAAATTCTTTGTTAGGCGGAGAAGCAATCTTATTATCACAAGTAACAAAAGGTGGAGAGAATATGAAAGGTAAGTTTGGTCGTATTCTTGGTAACTTTAGAACAATGGACGGCAAAGATGTTGCTGATACATTGATGAATGAAGGACACGCTGTTGCTTACAACGGTGGTGACAAAGACAATGTTCAAAAACAACATTTACAAATAGACAAAGATTAATTGATGAAGGAAAAGTTCCTACACCAGAAGGTATGACTTTAACACCAAATAAACATAATACTTTTAAAGCAACTAAACCACCATTAAAGAAAAAGACAAATAAAAAGAAAAAGTAAGAAAATATAGGAGGACGCTCCAATGAATTATTTTAAAAAGATAGTTGATTGGGTTATTCAATCATATGAACCTGAAAAACCTAAATTAAAACCAAAAGTAATGTTTAAAAAAAATGGTAGAACATATTACCTAAGGAAAAAGAAAAATGCCAGCAGTAACAAGAGTCGGATTAGATAATCATGTAGGACACGCAAGTCCCACACCAAATCCTTTTCATCAAACAGCATATGCTACTGGTTCACCAGATGTTTTTACAAATAATGCTAAAACTGTTCGTGTGGGTGATACTACAGCTTGTGGTGACCCTGCGGCCGCAGGAAGTCCTGATGTATTTGTAAATGGTATTGCTATACACAGATTAGGTGACGCAACTAGTGGTCACGGAAGTTGGGTTGCAAATGCTTCTGCCTCAGGATCAGGTAATGTATTTGCAAATGGATAATATGAGTATAAATAGTAGTAGGAGAGATTAAATGGCAAGTTATGACGCTGGTACACTAACAAATAAAAGTAAAAGAAGTGGACAAATCTATAATGATTTAAATTTAGATTTTCAACAAAATACTGCTACTAAAGATATTCAAAAAATTACAGATGTTGAGTCTGTAAAAAGAAGTGTACGAAATCTGATTAACTTAAATCATTATGAGAAGCCTTTTCACCCAGAAATTGGTTCTAATTTAAGAGGTATGTTATTTGAAAATATAACTCCTCAAATGAGTCATGCAATTAGCAAAGAAATAGATTTATTGATTAGAAATTTTGAACGAAGAGCAAGATTAGTACAAGTATCTACTATGCCACAATTTGATAGAAATGCTTATGCAGCTACAATATCTTTTTATGTGCAAAATTCGCCAGATAGAATAATAGTAGAATCATTTTTAGAAAGATTAAGATAATATGGCAACTAAATTAGAAATATCACAATTAGACTTTGACGGAATCAAAGACAATCTAAAAACTTTCCTATCACAACAGGACGAGTTTACTGATTATGATTTTGAAGGTTCTGGAATGAATATTCTATTAGATGTTCTTGCTTACAACACACACTACCTTGGATATAATGCTAATATGTTGGCAAACGAAATGTATCTCGATAGTGCCGATCAAAGATCAAGTGTTGTATCATTAGCAAAACAAGTTGGATACACTCCAAGAAGTGCCTCATCATCTAAAGCAAGAATTAATGTTCTTATGAATAACGCTACAGGTTCTACTGTTACAATGTCAAGAGGAACAAAATTTACAACTACGGTTGACGAAACAAATTATTCTTTTGTAAATAATGCTGATGTAAGTATTTCACCATTAGATGGTGTTTATCAATTTTCTGATTTAGATATTTACGAAGGTACATATTTAAATTACAAATATACAGCAAATACTTCTGATAAAGATCAAAGATTTATTATACCAAATAATAATGTTGACACAACAACTCTTACTGTTAAAGTTCAGGAATCTTCTTCCGACTCTACAACAAACACATATAAACTAGCAAGTGGTATTACAAATTTAGATTCTACATCTAAAGTTTATTTTTTGCAAGAAATAGAAAACGGAAGATTTGAAGTTTACTTTGGTGATGGTGTTTTAGGTGAAGCAATTGCTGATGGTAACATTGTTATATTAGATTACATAACTTGTAATCGTGATGAGCCAAATGGCGCAACTTCATTCACACTATCAGGAACAATTGATGGTTTTTCAGATGTAACTATTACAACACAAGGAGTTGCTGCTGGTGGTGACGCTCCTGAAACAATTAAATCAATTAAGTATAATGCACCAAGAGATTATACAGCACAAGATCGTGCTGTGACAGCAGATGATTATAAAGTTCTTGTTAAGAGTTTATATGCTAATGCTCAATCAGTTCAAGTCTATGGTGGTGAAGACGCTGCCACTCCTGACTATGGTAAAGTTTACATTTCTATTAAAGCAAAATCAGGTTCTAATCTAACAGAAGTTACTAAAACAAGTTTAGTACAAAGTCTTAAATCGTTTGCTGTTGCTTCGGTAACACCTGTGATTATTGATCCTGAAACTACTTTTATTACTTTAGAAACAACTTTTAAATATGACTCTAGTGCCACTACTAAAGATGTATCAACACTTGAAACAAATGTGATAGAAGCTATTACAGATTACAATACAGATACATTAGAAAATTTTACAGGTATGTTTAGATATTCAACAGTAGGAAAAACAATAGACGGTGCTGATAGTTCTATATTATCAAACATTACTAAAGTTAAAATGTACAAATACATTACACCAACTTTAAGTTCAGGTTTAAAATATACACTATCATTTAATAATGCATTTTATAATCCACATAGTGAACACAACAAGTCAGCTGGTGGTATTGTTTCTTCAACAGGATTTAAAATTAATAATGATAGTTCAACTAACGAACATTTTTTAGATGATGATGGTGCAGGTAATATTAGAGTTTATTATTTAAGTGGTACGACAAGAATATATACAGATTCAACTTTTGGTACAATTAATTATACAACTGGTGAAATAATTTTAACTTCTGCTAATATCACAAGTATTTCAAATGTTGATGGTGCAGCTAGCACTCAAATAAGAGTAACTACAACACCAAGTTCAAATGATATTATTCCTGTAAGAAATCAAGTTTTAGAAATAGACACTACTAATTCAACCATAACTGGTTCAGTAGATGAAATCGAAAGTGGTAGTTCACAAGCAGGAACAACATACACAACTACCAGCAGTTATTAGGGCTAGGTAATGGACAAGAAAAAAACAAATAAAAAAAAACTATCCACACTCATTAAGCAACAAGTACCTGAGTTTGTATTAACAGATCATCCTAAATTTACAGAATTTCTTACATCTTACTTCCTATTCATGGAATCTGCTGAATTAAATTTAGATACATTTACAGCAATAGATCAAATACTTTTAGAAACAGTAGGTACAACAGATAGTTTTGTATTACTTAATCAAACAAACAAAAATGGATTAGACGCAAGTAGTAAACTTGTAAACGAAGAAAATACTTTTGGTGGTTCATTTACAAAAGGTGAAATCATTACAGGTTCTACTTCAGGTGCGACTTCAACAGTTCTAGCAGAAGATACGATAGCAAATGATAGATTATTCATATCAGCAAACAATGGTTGGATAACAGGAGAAACTGTTACAGGTTCTACTTCAGGTGCAACTGCTAAAGTTGGTAAGTATCGTGCAAATCCAGTAGAGAACATTCAACAGTTATTAAACTATTCTGATCCTGATCATACAATAAGTGATTTCTTAAATCAGATGAAAGAGGAATTTCTTAATACAATTCCTAGAGATACAGATGACGCTGTAAGTACAAGAAAACTAATTAAGAACATTAAATCTTTATACAGAGCAAAAGGTACTGCAAAGGCACACAAGGCTTTCTTTAGAATATTATTTAACGAAACAGCAGAAGTTTATACACCAACAGATGATATGTTAAGAGTATCAGATGGTTCTTGGAATGTTCAAACATTTATTCGTTGTACACAAACAGCATTACAATCAGTATATAACCCTATCTTTTTAACAGGTCAAACAATTACACAAGCAAATGATCCTTCGTCAACAACAATAAACAAGGCAACTGCAATTGTAGAAAATGTTTTAAAATTTCAAGAAGGTAGCACAGAAATAATTGAGATCATATTGAATACAGAAACCATAACAGGTACTTTTGTTAATGGTACTGAAGTCACAGGAATAAGTAATGTTGATGAAGATATTACTATTGGTGTAACCGTATCACAAGGATTAGCAACTGCTGTAATTACAAACAATGGTAATACATTAACAGTTGGTGATGAAGCAACTTTAACAGGTGGTGCAGGTGCTGGAGCCAGAGTTCAGATACAAGACATATCGGGTGCAGGTGTATCAGAAGT